CACGCGCTTCCACATCGCTGGCTCGTCGGCCTCCACGAACTCGACTCGTACGGCTGCCGTCCCATTGACATTGACACAACGCACGCCCACGAAGCGGTGGCCGTCCAGTGACGACTCGATGGCCAGAACGCCCCCCGTGAAGCTGGGCAGCACACCGGCGCAACCGGACCAGATGTGCGGCTCGATCCAGCCGTGGGCGTTGCTCACCCACAAGTTCAAGCTGGCCCGCATGAAGGCGTTTCTGTTCGGCGCTTGGGACTCAGCACGAAGGGCATCGATGGTGATCGTGATGCCGAGAGCGGGATTGGCCAGATGCCACTGTGACTCGTCCAGGGGATCGACACCGGCCGGGGGACTCCACTCGGCCATGGCCAGGGTGCCGGGCTTGTTGGCGTCGATCTGGGCCAGGCCCTGCTCCCGCCAGCGCCGGAACAGCGTGCTGTTCTCGTCGCCCGCTGTTGACAACAACAGGCAGAAGGGTTCGGGACGGGCACGTTGGGAGGGGAGCAGGCCCTGATCGAGCGTGGCCTCCGACACGTCCCACACCTCGTCTACGACCACGAGATCGACGCTCAGGCCATGACCTGCACTCGGTGCGTTGCTCTGCACGTAGAACGCCGAGCCGTTTGTCAACTCAGCATCCTGACGGCCATGGGACCACCGCGCCTTCTCGACCAGCCCGGCCTTCTCCAGGCTGGACACGATCCTGGTGAACATGATCGTGGTCAACCGGAGGTCGTGTGTGGTCAACACGACGGTCTGCGGCCCATGGGTGAGCGTGCGCTCGGTGAGCCACCACTTTATTAATGATTCGGCAGCTAAAGATTTGCCGTTCTGGCGGGCCACGCTGATGAGGCCCACTCTGTGGCACAACTTGCCCTTCTGGGTGGCCAGGACGTGCACCAGGCCCAGTTGCTGCCACGGCATGAGGCTCACACCGGTGGCGGCGGCATGACGGACCACGTCGAAGCCCACAGATCCATCGCCCGTTGTTGGCGTTAACAGTCGGGGTTGGATGGATACCGGCGCATTTGTTGAGATAACTCGCAATCGCTTCGGACTGGCCTGCTTCTTGGGAGATCCGTTCGACTTGGAGAGCAGTCCTGTCGTGGCGGCGTTAGAAAAAAACTTCGGCTTGGGTCCTGTCGATCGTGCACGGGCGTCACGCTTGATGCGCTGGCTCAGTGCGGCGATCCGCTTGGCCTCGCCTCGATTGCAGCGCGTACACAGTGGCAGCCAGCCGTGCTCATCGACCGTGCCGCCCAGTGCGTGCGCTACGACGTGGCCTACATCGGTGGCGTAGTTGCGTTGGCAACGAGCGCAACGCAGCGGCATGCCTGCATCACGAGCGGCCTTGATCTCGGCCATGGCCTGGCGATGCGCCTTGGTTCTGTACTGCTGTGCGGCTATGGGGCGGGCAGCGTACAGCCCAGCCCCCGAGCGACCAGGCAAGGACGACCAGAGGCTGGGCTGGCTTGGGTTGCTGGGCCTACCAACCTCAGCAACCTGACGGTAACACGAGGGCGCCGAGGTTAGTCCAACTGCCGCCGGGCTTCCTCGACCACCACGACCTTCTGGCCCAGACGAGCTGTGAGGCCCTCGGCTATCACCTCGGCATCACGACCGACGAAGAAGCGCATGGCCTCGGCCTTGGTCGTCCACTTCCACTCCCACTCCTCATCGTCATCGTCGCTGTCAAGAGCGGAAGCAAGCCACAGGTCGGTCTGTTCGTTGTGCACGAGGTACATAACCAGCAGGCTCGCGCTGGCTCTTGGGGGTCAGTAAGAGCCATTCAGCCCATACAAGGTACGGAACCTTGTCAATGTCAATGCGTCAATGATGCCCTCGGTAATACGAACATGTGTTACTTATGACAACAAGGGGTCCGGGCACCGCCCCTGGCCCGCTGTCAATGTCAATGGTCCAGCCACCCAGTTTCTTAGGGTCGGTGGGGGTTGGTTCGAGTGGGTCCTATGATCCCGGGGGCGAAGCCCCCGGGGGCCTTCTGCCTTGGTTTCCTTTTTACGTAGTGTGTGTGAGTGTGCGTGTACACGCCACATCAGCCTGCCTCACCAGCGGGTTTAGGATTCGGTTTCATAAGAACCTGTTGACTCACAGAGTGCGCTAGGGGTGTCACCAGTAGTCATCTAGAGTGTTCATGGTGACACCCCTAGGTTGTGACAATTAGAGGGCGTCACCCAGCCAGCGACCCAGGAAATCTTCACATTCCATGTAGTTGACAAGGAGGAGGGGAGGCCTCGGTCCAGCGGCTGGTTCCTCCACGATGAAGATGCCCAACTCGTAGAACTTCTGCATGGCCCGGCGCACGGTCGAGAGGCTGACACCGCAGTAGTCGGCCAGCCTCTTCTGGGTGACGCGCCTGTCGATGTAACCCGTGCCCCGCACCATGGTGGAGAGCAGCACGATGAGGATGAGCTTCTCAGCGGTGCTCAGGATGTCGGTGAACGGCTCGATCAGCCGCAGGGCCAGGCTCATGCCGTTGTAGTGGGTCCAGGAGCCGATGGCCCGCAGTGACTGGTTGATCTCGAACGGTTCCTCCGGCTCCTTCAGGAACCGGACGCGTCGTGTACTCTTCCTCTCCACTGTTCCGTTTCCTTCTACTCAGCGGTGGGTGGGACTACGGACGATTGGGGAGCGCCGTTCACTGCGGCGCTCTCTGCTTGTCTGGCCACATTCTGGCTCAGCACGTAGTCGGGCACGGACGGGCGTTCGGGGTCCTGGCCCAGGGCAGGCTCCAGCCACGCCGGGTCATCACCGGGGTACCACTTCACGGGACGCTCCTTGGCTCGAACGGGAGCCACGAGGGCGTACGTGCCCCCAGGCCCCCGGAGCCGCCCACCCCAACGCCAAGGGGGACCACGGTGACCGACGCCAGCCCGTAGTGCGTTGGGTCGTCTCTCGTCGGCTGGGTGTACCGTACACCTGTCCTTCTGAGCAGTTGGACAACCGAGGCCCGCCACGCTCATCCGGAGGTCAGTGGCGGGCCTTGTGCGTCAACCTGAACCTCTACAACACGTCTCGAAGCTGGACACCCAAGACCCAGCAGACTCGTTCGAGCGTGGCCAAGCGGGAGTTGCCGCGAGCGCCGGTTTCGAGCTTCCTGTAACCACTGACGCTCAGGCCCGAGCGCCAGGCCACGGCCTCCTGGGTCAAGCCCCGGGCCTCACGGACCTCACGAATCCGCTGTTGGTAGAACCGCAACTGGCCACCGGTGTGGACCGGCTCGAACTGCTGCATGACTGGCTCCCGCCTGTGTAGTACCAGCACTTTGGTGCCGTTTCTCCAGTGCGGTTCGAGCCGGTGTCTACCCACGTCAGCCTGTGTACCAGGTCTTTCGTAGGCTTCCACAACTTGACATAACGAGGAGCCGAAGCGGCCGCTAGCTGGGGAAACGCCACTTTCGGAGTGGTGTTTCTTATGGTGTGCCAGCACTGTAGTTGTTGTGACAAGTCATGTTGACGTCAACAACTCAGCGGCACTGCACCTCGCCGCTCACGGGGGCGCTGAAGCGGACCACCACCGTGTTGACGTCAACATGCTCGATCGGGCCGGGGTACACCAGACAGCGGTCGGCGTCGATCACCAACACCTGCGGCTCGTAGCCGAGGTTGTGCACGACGGTCCAGATCCGGGCCGGTACGGGCTGGACATGGTGGAAGGGCGCCAGTGAGCACACCGGCGTCGACACGGGCGCCAACGGCTTGCGCAGGTGCACCCACCGGCTGCCGGTGCAGATCCGGCACACGTTCGAGCGGCCCACACCATGGCGCTCACCGATGACCGTGTAGGTGTCTCCGGCCGCCCGCTCGGCCAGGATGGCCGACACCTCGGCCTCGGTGAGCTTGTGACGGCCGTTGTGGATGCCGCTGTTGTACGTGTACACGCTCACGAGCAGATCGCCTCACCGCCGAAGGCCACCGGCGCACCGGCCGATGTGAAGGTGACCGTGACGGTGTTGACGTCGGTGTAGACGACCTCGCCTACCACCTCGCGGTGCGAGGAGTCGGTGACGGTGACGTTGGGGTAGTAGCCCAGGTTGTGCACGATCGTCCACGTGCTGGCCGGTGTGGTCTGGAAGAAGTGGAACGAGCCGCCCCCCGGTCCCGGTGGTCCGGCCGGTCCCGTGGCTCCTGGTGGTCCCTGCGGCCCTGCGGGACCGGCCACACCGCCGTAGCTCTTCGACTCGGCGCCGATCCACACCGGGAACTCGGGCCTTTCGTTCTCGAAGGTGACCCAGCCCGGATCGGCAGCACTGGGCCGAGAACCGGCGAACTTGTAGATCGGTATCTGGTTGGCCCCGTACAACTGCGGCACCGTGGCCATGATGTGATCTGACAACACCGCCTGGCAGGTGCCGCGGTAGGTGCCGCCGTAGTCAGCCATGGTCTAGGCCGTGGGCAGGTAGCTGGCGCTACTGGTGAAGTACGAGAGGTTGAGGGCGACCTCGACATTGAGATCGGTGTTGGGCCAGTACACCGGGGCCGAAACGCCGCTGGGCCAGATCTCCACGATCTGATAGCTGCCCTGCTGGCCCGCAAACTCGGCGCTGCCGACCGCCCTGCGGTTGCCGTCGCTGGGGTCGGTCAGTCGTCCGATGCCGAGAGCGCCGGGGACGGCCAGGGGCAGGGGCAGGGAGAACTGGGCCGCACCGGCGTTGGCGTTCGACGGTGTGAACGTGCCAATGAACATCACGTCCACGTGACGCTTGCCCGAGATCTTGAACCACGCCGTGGGCGTGCCCGTGGGCGTGAGCGGACCCATCACCGATCCCCAGGCGTGTTGGGTGTACTGCCGCCAGTCGGCGTCGGTGGTCCACCACTGGCCCTGGGTGTAGACGAACTCGATCTGCTCGGCCGTGCACCAGCACTTCATGCCTTCCTTGGGCACGGCCTGGGCGTCACGCTCGGCCACCGAGGCAAACGACTGGTAGACGTGGTCCCGTACGGTATTGCCCCAGCTACTTCTGATAGTTGCATACGGGACGGCATCGGCAATCCAGGCCATTAGTTCATACCCCAAACTCGGAGAGGTCCCAGCCGTTGGCTGAGTCGGCCGGTGTGTCCCAGTGCGAGCCGATGGGCAACGCCGATGCCGTGGCGTAGGTGATCGTCCAGTCGATCGGCGTACGGGTGCCGGTGGCGGTGATCTGGTGCGAGACGCCCTGGATGAGCAGATGATCTGTCAACAGATGGCCGCCCGGCATGTGCCGCTCGATGTAGACACGGTCGATCAGGCGCAGGTTCGCGGCAATCCACCAGGCGTCACCATCGGCCGTCTGGCTGGGATGGATCACGATGCGATCGATGCGCTTCTCGTTGTCGGAGAAGCGGGCCACCATCAACTGGGCCAGCGTGAGCACCTGGTTGTCGTCGGCCAGGATGATGTTGTGGGAGTCGTTGAACGGGCGAGGGCCGTACCAGGCCACGCTGGTGGCATCACTGGCCGTCTGGGGCACCGAGCCGGTGGCGGCCAGGGCGGCCTGGTTGTAGAGCAGCGTTTCATCAGCAGCGGCTACGATGTCGGAGTAACAGGCCCACGGCGTGGCGTCAGAGCCGTCCGGGTGCTGATCGACAAACCGGGCCTGCACGTTGATCATGCGGTCGTAGGTGTCGATCGAGTCACGGTCGTGGAAGATCAGGTCGCCGTCGACACCGCAGAAGACGAAGCCGCCTTCGTTGAAGGCCGTCTGGTTGATGCCTTCGAGGGCGCTGCTGTCCAGTGCTGTGGCGTGAACAGTGGCCGCCCCCGGATCCATGTTGGTGCCCGTGGTCCAGTTGGTCAGGCCCAGCCAGCGCTGGATGCGGGCACCGGTCTTCTCGCCCTCGCCTACGGGCACGGCCAGGGGTAGGCCATTGGCCCGCGTCAACAGCTTGAAGCCGTCCGTAGCTTGAACAGTGACCTGGGCATCGAGGCCAGCGTTGGGCCACGAGTCGTTCACGCTGTCGGTGGTGCCAGTGAAGATCCGTGTCGACGTTCCGTCTCCGAACACCATCGAGATGCGCAGGGGCACATCGGTCTGGTACCGACCGTTCGAGGCCCAGATGCTGGAGTCGTTCCACGGGCTGTAGAGGTCAGCGAAGTTGGCCAGCACGATGGTGGCCGTGCCCGCCGACACGTCGGCCAGGTTGTCGGGCCGTCCCCGGCTGGTGTTGATAGAACGCACGTCGCACGTCACGTCGGCCCAGGAGTGGTCGGCCTTCTGCACCTCCACGAGACACTCCGGCGCACCCAGCGTGTAGCCCAGGCCCCAGGTGTCATCGCCGTAGGTGAGTTGGCCGTAGGCCCGCTGGGGCATCAGCCCACCTTCCAGGTGCGGATGATCACCGCACCATCAGCCCCGTTGCCGCCCTTGCCGCTGGCGGCGCCGTTGGTGCCAGAGCCACCGCCTCCACCACCACCACCAGGAGCACCGCCGTTCCCACCGGCACCGCCGCTCTGGGCGCCACCGCCGCCGCCCGAGCCACCGACCAGATTGGTGGCCGACCCAGCTATGCCGTTGCCCCCGGCCGCTCCCGCACTGGTGCCGCCGTTCACGACCACGCCCCCACCACCGGCCAGGTAGGTCGCGGACAGGGCACCACCGCCACTTGTTGCCGCCAGGTTGGTGTTGCTGATCCCGGCCCCACCACCGCCGCCGCCCGCCGTGCCCCAGTGAGGGCCGAAGGCTCCCGGCGAGATGCCCGTATCGGCGGCATTGCCGGTACCGCCCCCACCGCCCGGCCAGTGGGCCGCCGTGCCCGTACCACCGCCCGAGGCCCCGGCACCACCGCTGCCACTGCCACCGTTGCCGCCGTACGCTCCCGACGCCACCAGCGTCCCGAACGTGGTCTGGAAGCTGGACACGCCCCCGGCGCTACCGGGAGTGCCGTCAGTGCTGTCGACGGTCTGGCCGGGAGCACCGGCACCACCGGCGCCCACCACCACCGTCACCGTCGTCCCGAGCAGGGCGGCATCGAGCGAGAACTCGCTGAGGCCTCCACCACCGCCACCACCACCGCCGTGGCGCAGCGTGCTCGTAGCCCCCCGACGACCGGAGCCGCCTCCCGACCCGGCCCCCATGATCTGCACCTGCACGAGCACGGCCCCGGCGGGCTTGGTCCAGGTGTACGTCCCCGCCGTCGTGTAGCGGTCGATCTGGATGGCCGGGCTGGTGCTGAAGTGGGCCACGATCGCCGTGAGCGCGTCACTGATCTGGTTGTGGTCGGCGGCGTGGTTCGTCTGCTGCGGTGTTGTGTCAGTCCGGGTGTCGGGCGGTATGGGCGGCGGCCACGCCAACGGCGTGACCTCGGGATCACTCATGCCGCCCTCCCGCTACGCCAACCGGGGCCGGAACGGCGCTCGAAAGCCTTGATGGCGTTGACGGCGGCCTGGCCCACATCGGCCGGACTGGTCAGCGGGGGAGCGTTGACCGTGATGTTGTAGTTGATGACCGTGTTGCCGCCACTACCGGCCATGCGGTTCATGCGGTCGCCTGCTGTCTCAACATGAGCGCCAGCGGGCAGGAACACCGTCTCCGGTCCGGCCTCGCCCACCGTCCAGAAGCCACTCTCGTTGACCGGGCCACCGCTCATGCCCTGCGGACCGGCCGAGCCGAAGGGCATATTGATCCGGGGCGTGATGGTCGGCGGATTGTTCACGATCTGGGCCACCCAGGCGCCGTACTGCTGCGTGGCCGTCGCAGTGATCAGTTGCGCCGTGATGGTCAGCGAGCGGTTCTTCGATGCTTCGTCCAGCAGCGCCTTCTGCTCGTCAAGGTTCGGAGTCGAGGCCAGGATCTCGGTGACCTTCTCCGGCGGGATGCCGTTGATCGCAGCGATGTGGTCAATGATCGACTGCTTGACGGGACCGCTTGTTGACGCAGCAGAGGTGAGCAGCGAGGCGTTCAGGTTGTCGAGATGCTCGGCCTCGGTGACCGTGGCGCCGGACGCCTTCTCGGTGTCCTCCTTCAGCTTGGCCTGACTCTGAGCCAACGTGACCGCCTTCTGGGCGGCGTCGTCGTAAAGCTGGTTGATCTCACGCTGCTTGGTGGCGGCATCGGCGTTCGAGTTGTTGACCTTGTCGACAGCGGCGGGCAGGTCATCGAGGGCCTGGGCGGCTTCCCGCTGCGCCTTGTTGTAGGCGAACTGGTCATCCGATGACGCCAGCATGGCGTCGGTGATGCCATGGATGGCCTTGGCGGCATCGTCGGCCGCCGTCTTCTGGGCGTTGAGGGCCTCGGTCGCATCCTTGGCTGCTGCCGTGTAGTCGGTGACCGCGGTGGTGCCGTCCTTGGTGGCCTGGATGCCTGACTGCGATATCACGGTGACATCGGCATCACCGCCCTTGAAGAGGCCCGCCGCCTCGTGCAGCGCCTGGAGGCCCAAGGTGTAGGGGGCGATGATCGGGTTGTACTTGGCGATGTCCTCGCCAACGGTCTTGATCCACGAGGGGATGGCATCGTTGATCTCGCCGCCCGCCTTGGTCAGACCGTTCACAACGTCCAGCAGATCGGTGAGCGGCCCGACCGCTATTTCACCGATGGCGTTCTTCACGGCCTCGATGGAGTGGCCCAACTCGTCGGAGGCGTCACGGAAGTTGCGCCACTTCTGAATATCGGCATCGGTGAGGATCTCGCCCGGATTGACATTCTTCAGCCGCTCACCGATGTTCTCGGTCGTGTCCAGGAGCGGAGCCAGTGCCAGGTAGCTGCGGCCGAAGACATCGAAGCTGACCTTGGCCCGCTGGTTGGCGTCGGGGATCGCCTCGATGTAGGCGATGATCTGCTTGAACTGCTCGTTGACAGTCCCACCCTCGATGCCGTACTGCTTCAGCTTGCCCTGGTCGATCTCACGGGACACACGGGAGATGCCCGCGGCGATGGCGTCCTGGCTGACACCGAGGTCGTTGCCCACCGAGATCCACCGTGATGACTCATCAGCCGAGGCGCCCGTCTTCTCCTTGAAGGTGTTGACCTCGGACGCCAACGAGGCGAAGTCGCTGATGCTGCTGTGGACGATGCCGGTGACAGCGGCGATTCCGGCGGCAGCCGGAATCGCAGAACCGGCCACACCGCCCAGAGCCGTCTCAGAGCCGCCCAGCGCACTGGTCATGCTCTTGACATCGACGCCCCCGGCGCTGAACTTCCCGGCTACGAAGTCGACGGCGCCACCGAGACTGAACATCTTCGACTGGGCGCCCGTACTATCGACCTGGGGCGTGATCGTGGGCGACGCACCGTCGAGGGCGTCGGCCTCGCTGGCGATGGTCTGGAGGTCTTCCTCTGCCGTGCCGGTAACTTCGGGCGTGATGGTGGGCGTGGACCCGTCGAGGGCATCCACGGCGTCCTGGTCGGCCTGCAACGTCTCCGCTGCGTTGTCCTCGGCCTGGGTCGAGATGTCGGCGGTGGCGCCGTCGAGGCTCTCGACCTTGCTGGCGTCCTCGTCCAGGACGGCCGAGGCGTCATCAGTTGCGTCAACAGTGATCTGGGCGTTCTGCTCGGCCAGGGCCTGGCCCTTGGCGGCAACGTCATCGATGACCTTCGACGCCTGATCGTCGGCGGTGATCTTGGCCTGGTACTCATCGACCTGCTTAGCCACCGACCTTCTCCCATGCCGTGTCGGCCTCTTTCGGGGCCATTTCGAAGAACTGCTGGCTCATGGCGTTCTGGGCCTGCGTCCACAGTTGTCGTCCCCGGATGGGACCGTGGAGCACACGGATGCGCACCGAGCCGTTGATGAGCAGACGCTTGCCCCCGGCCTCGGCTGGCTCCCACCACTGGCGTTTGGTCGAGCCGGATTCGAGGATCGACCAGGGGCCTGCCGGTACGGGGAGGATGGCCACGGTGTCGGCCGACGCGTTCACCAGCGCATCGAGCGTCTGGCCCATCACCAGGCCACCGATGCCGGTGGAACTGAGCGCCGTTTGGCGCAGTGCTGGCCCGATCTCGGGGAGCGCTTGTTGTGCCAACTGCTCACCGAACTGGCGCACCTCGGCGGCCAGGTCGGCCAAGCTCATGCGGGCTGGGGAACAGGCTGCTGGACCGGCTGGGGCACCTGATCGGCGGGAACGCCCGTCTGGGCCTGGCGGGTGAGTGAGCCGGTGATGGTCGGCTTGGCCGGGCACGGGCACGACGATGTTCCCGTCAACGGCGTACCGGCGGCCCCGAGGTAGTCACCGGCCACGAGGTAGCACGTGCCCGTGGCCGCTGGCGCCGAGGGATCAACGGGCGTGATCTCGAAGTTCGAGAGTTCGGCGTCGTTGTCGTAGAAATATTGCGAGATCGAGTCCACCGCGCCCCAGTCCTGCAGATACGTGATATCCAACTGCCAACCGGTGGCGGCGGGAACCTGTGACTCGCCGCCGCACATGGTGGCGGGCACCGTTTGCAACTTGGGGTTGGCCTTGATGGAAACCGCAGTGACCTGGCATGTGAAATCAGGCGCCGTCGTGATGCTCGCCGCATCGGCGGCGAATTTCACCGTGCACTGCTTCAGGTTGATAATCGTGGGGCCTGCCATGGTTACTCCTTGACTTGTTGATTCAGCACCAATGTGTACGCAGGCAGCGGCTGCTGGCCCGCTACCGGTGTGAACGATGACGGCGTGGCCAGGGCGTCGGTGAAGTGGTCGAGCAGCGCCGCCGTCGTGTCCAGCAGCCACTCGACGGCGTCGAGATTGCCGGGCGGGGGAGCAACGGCGGTGATCTCGATGTCCACGTCGATGACGCAGGGACTGAGCCAGTCCTTGACCACGGGCAGGCCGACCACGACGACCGGCGGATTGACGTCCCGAGGATCGAGGGCCGTCTTCATACTGAGGGCGGCGATCTCGGTGGCCAGATCGGTGCGCACGGCATTGAGATCGAACATCAGCCGACCTGAGCCTTGAGCACGCCCCACAGCTTCTGTATCTGCGCCCACGAGCCGCCTGTTGGCACAACTTGGCCCAACTCCACGAAGCTGGAGAAGCCGTCGATGGCACCCCGCTCCCGATAGAGCGCAGCGGCGTAGAGGATCGTGCCCAGCTTCACGGCGTCGTCGGGCGGTGTCGACGGATCATCGACGTAGCCCGAGGCCAGCCGCCGCCGCCAGGCGACATCGTTGGCGGCATCGGTGGCCTGCACGAGCCAGTCGTCATCGGGCGCCTCGGCGGGGGGAACGCCGAGGAACCCAGCAACGTCAGCGGGCGTGGCCCACGTGGTCGTCACGACCGGTTGGCTCGCCGGGCCGGAGGCTCCGCTTCGAGGTCCTCGGGGCCTTCCACCGAGAAGGTCGGCGTGAAGCCGGTCAGCTTGGTGAAGGCCAGGGGGTACTCGATGGCGAGGGCGGCGAAGCCGTAGACGCCCACATCGAAGCCGAGCAGGCTCACGTCCACGACACGCAAGGTGGCGGGGGCGGATGGGTCCTCGTACCACGTAGCGCCCATGCGGGAGCCGAGCAGCATCGTCTTGGCGGGCATCTGGCGATCCACGAACATGGTCAGGCCACCGGTGGGGGAGCCGGGCGGGTCCTCGCCCGACGTGATGTTGGGCACCAGGCCGCCAAGATCGATGGCGAGATCCCAGAAGGCGGGACCGTTCAGTTCGGTGACGCCGATCAGGCTGACGCCGATGTCCCACGAGACGGCCAGGAACAGCGGGCCACCGGGGACGGCGGTGGGATCGAGGGCGGCGAACAGCGCCGCCACACCGTTGACGAACGTGGGCGTGGTGGGAATGGTGGCGGCCGTGGCCGTAGCGAGAAGCTGCGTCGCCACGTAGTTGTCCGTCTTGCGGGCGTACACCTCGGCGGCGGCAGCGATATAGGCCTCCATGAAGCTGGGATTGCTGCGTTGGGCCAACTGGATCGAGATGTCGTTTGCTCCCGCCCACGTCATCACCGGCGTGGTCTTCAGATCGATCTGGGCCGGGCCTGAGGCCACCGGGTCCTTCTGGTTGGCCTGTACGTCCACGAGCGGCAGCGTCGTCCACTGCGGATAATCGATGGCCATACCAGCGGGCGGCAATGGCCGCTGATTGATGGCGTTCACGGTGGGACGGCCATAAACGATCAGGCCCTTGATCTCGGGGATGAACGCCGGGATCGTGATGCCGCCCATGGTCGTGGTGACCACGTCGGCCAGCGCCGCCTGCACGGTGGAGGCCGGGGCCTGCGTCGTGTACATGCTGGCGAGCACCTGAGCCGCCGCATGGATGCCGGTACCCCGAGCGGGCTTGGCCGGTTGGGCCGTGATGGTGGGCATGGGTGTGATCACGGGCGGGGGCGTGGACTCAGCCGCCACCACCGTGGCGGCCGGGTCGGTGGTGACGACGGACACTGGTTCCTCCTTGGATGCGATGACTTCTGCGACCTTCGCTGACTCGAAGGCCCCGAACGGGAGTAGTGACAACTCCCCCCAGCGGGCTGACTCCACCACGAGCACGTCATCCTCGAAGTGGTACTTCTC